TACCCACATATTTTTAATAAAATTTAGAACGGTAATTCTTCGTCGATATCGTCATCTTCCTGTGGGTCAACAACCTTTTTTTCTTCTTTTACTTTTTTACCACCCATAGAAACTTCACTTTCTTCGTTGTTAGAATAGATGTATTTTCCAGCATCAGAATCCCATCTTGGTGTTTCACCACGAGCAATTGCTTCAAGGTACTCGGCAGGTTTTTTAGAATAAACATCTTCCCAAGTAAGTTCATCTTCAATCCAAGATGTCATTGTATCTTCATCTTCGTGAACTGAAGATGGATCATCATACATAACTGTTTGGATTACAGTGTAGAACGCACCTTTTGGTGTTTTTGCTTTTGTTAATTCAAGAATAAGATCTCTTCCTTTTTCAGCGTCAGCAACATCACCTTTTGCTTTATAGATAGGAATAATTTTATCAAAAATTCCCTCTTGTTTGTAATTGTGTTTAAATCGCCAGAATTTAGGACCATCTTGTTCATTGTCACGGTCAATAACCTTAACAATATAAAACTTTCGAGGTTTGTATTGTTTTGCAAGTTCTTTATCTGATTCTTTACCAGTTGACATAAGAACATCATAAACTTCACTTAATGGTGAACGCTCATTGTCATTTTTTCCTGGATCATAGAACTTTTGCCATTTACCATCAACCAAGATTTCGTGGAACCAAACTTCCTTAAATGGTGATGAACCGTCCGGTGTAGGTAGGATTCGGATTCTTTTTTGTGCTTGCTTTTCGTTGTCTTTAAGTATTGCAGCAAAATACTTTTTTAATCTGTCTTCTTGAGACATTTTTGATCCAGATGTGTAGTCTCCGGATTTTGAGTTCTCATACTGAGCCAAAACTGCACCTAAAACATTGTTTGTCGCCATATATATTATTTATTAAAAGTTTACAATAGAAAGTATAATTAAAATTTGTGTCGCAGTCAACAAGAAATTTAAAGGTCGTAAAATACGACCTAAAAATTATCTCATCATATTGTCTTCATCTTCATCTTCGTAGTTGTTAAAAGAAGTTTTTATTTCTTCTGGTGAATATTCTTCTACTTCGTCTGTTGTTAGAACATATTCGTTTTTACCAGATTGTCTCATTTCTTCTTGTTTATCAACAAAAAAGTCAGATAATTTTTGTTTAAAAGGTCCAGAATCTAAACTTCTTAATTCAAGTTTTTCTTCTGGTGTCTTTGGTCTAAATTGGTCAAACTTAGTTTCAAGTGAATTTATTTTATTAATAAGTTGGTCCATTTCACCAAGTTTTGTTTCAAGTGTTGAAAGTTGGGTAAATAAGTTATTAAAATATTCTTCTTGTTTGTCTGCCATTGTTTTTTGTGTATCGACAAGATCTGTGATATCAAGTTCTTCTTCTCCACCTTCTTCATCAGCACCAATTTCTTCAACGTCAGCATCTGCTTCAATATCAACTTCTGTTGTTCCAGTTGGTGCTGGTGGTGCTCCTCCCGGTGCTGGTGGTGCTCCTGGGGGTGGTACTTCACCTCCTGGGGGTGGTACTTCACCTCCTGGTGGTGGTGGAGCGCCTAATTCATCACCTGCTGGTGGGGGTGGAACTTGTTCCATAATGTATTTGTTGATACTATTGTATCTTGCAATTTCTTCTAGAATTTTTTGTTCTACACTCATCTTATCCGTTTAATAATGTTTTTATTCCAGATTTTGTTTCAACCTGAATTTTTTTAAATTGTTTCATAGTATTATCAACTCTTTCAATAAGACCGTCTTTCATTCTTACCGTATAACAATCACCAGTATCTAAATCACAAACTTCTTTAAATCCATTACCAGCATCTTTTTCTGATATTCTTGTATTTTTACCTAAGTAATTATCCAATATTAATTTTGTATTCATAGTTTTTTATTTATAAATATCTTATTTTATTAAAAAGAAAATGTTAATGGGAAAAATTTATAATAATCTTGTCTTGTTGGGTCAGGACTACCATCAGATTTTATTGGTGTTGACAACATTTCAAATTTAGCATAATAGCATTCTAGCCGCAAATATTTTTCTTTTATCTGCTGCCGGATTTAATTTAATCGTATATGACTCTAAAAGAGGTGGACTACTAATTGTGTATTTTGGTTCAACCAAGAATATCGGTGGGTTAGGTTCTTCTGGTGGTTGAGCAACTGGTTTTGGTTGGTTACTTAAAACAAAACTAATAGCCTCAGTAATTTTTTCAATATATTGTTTTTTAACTTGTTCTGTTAATGACTGCCATAAATTTGAATTTTCATTAGGAAAACTATTTGTTGAAAACTCTGCAATTTTTTCAATATATATTTGTGTATTTGTTACAGAATCTGTTGGTGTTGTTACTATTTGTGATGCTAAAATCTTTTGTGTATATTTTTCACTTAAAAATCTAATATGTTCATTAAAATTAGAAAAAACAGCAAATGGTACTTGATTGTTTTGTATTGTTAAACAAATATAGCTTTGGTCAAAATATTTTTTAGATAAATCACCATAACCAAAAACTAAAGGTACTTTTGCAAAATTATAATTATAAGTTGTAAAACTTTGTCCATTAGAACTAGATATGTAGATTAAAGAAAATATCGTATTTATTACACCACTAACTTGTTGTGGTGTTGCCCCACCGCCTATTGTTTGTTGATTAATTATTTCTGAAATTTTTGAATATGCTTCGCTAAAACTTATTGAGGTTTGTGTTGGGGTTGTTGCGGTATAGTTTATGTATGATGAATCTAATCCTGTTGAACAGTTTTGAATTTGTGAAGGTTGACTCTTATTACCTTCTTGTATTTTGTTAGTTGCTTCGGAAGTTTCTTTAATAACATTATTAGTTTCATTAGTTTTTTTAGTATTTTCTTCTTCTTTGATTCTTTGTTTAATTGTTGTTAGAATATTTGTACTTAATGATTGTAATAACGAATCTATTGCTGGGATACTATAAAATGGTTGTCTTTGTCCTTCAATACTTGTGTCAAAACCATTTTCACTAATTCTATGACTTACATTTGTAATCATATATGGACCACTAAACATAGGTATGTTTCTTAAATTAAAATACATAGTTGGTTGTACTAACGCACAACCTAACATATCTATTGAACATTTGTAACTTCTATTTCTATATATGTTATACAAAGAAACACTTTGTGATGCTGTTGTTCTATTTCTGGACTGATTTGCCATTTGATTTAACATTTGAAGGGATTCTGCAGTTGCTTCACCAACGTCTTGTCCAATATCAATTTGTTTAAATATTTGTTGAT